AATTTCTTTTCAATCACGTTATATTGATCAGGAACATTTCTTTTAGGAATTTTTTCAAATTCTATCTTTTCGTAGATTAGTTTCATTTTTTAATTATTTTTTCATAGCACCAGTCAAATAATTCATCATCCTCTATTTTTACATATTTTCCTTTAATACATTTTTCTTTCTTGTATAGCTGTATTAATTCTACTTTACTCCAGTTTGTCATTTCTCGTTATTTTAAAATATTGGTCCCCTCTATCAGCGTCAAAAACTATTTTATGGTTCATGTCGGCGATGTTAAAAAAATCAATCATCAAATTATCAGGAATGGTCGATATCGGATACCATTCCCCGTGAATCAAATTTTGAATTAATCTTTCCACGTTTGCATATATGCTAACATTATTTTTTTGCTTAATTTGAATTTGCTTTTGACTTTCAATAATGTCATTGATTAATAATTCGAGCTCAAGCATGAGTTTTTTTTTCTGAACACCCCCATAATTTTCAACTATCCTGCTTAATTCAGTCTTTATATCCATAATTTTAGAATTAAAATTCTATTTTTTTCACGTTAAGCAGTTGGTTTTGTAAAGCCACTGAACATTTGCGCTTGATATTACTATCATATAGTTCCTTAAGTTCATCGCATTTTATTTTAGCGAAATCAATAAGCATTTTTTCGACATCTTCAGGCAATACAATAACATCATCTTTAATAGTTTTATTACAAAATTCTTGTGCTGTCATTTTTTCACTTTTTTAAGGTTTTGATTATCCTTGAATACAAAGGCTGTTAATTTTCCAGATCTGATAAAAACATGTTGATCGAATTCTTTCTCAATTCTCCAGACACTTCCTTTGTAAGTCACCGAATCGCCTATTTTATATGTTTCTTGTTTCATTTCAAATTAAAGTAATGTCATAATTCCATATTGTATATCCATTATTTCTTTCAGGTAAATATTTACCATCTATTTTATAAGGATCAACCCATTTACATAAAAAATCAACCTTATTTTCACGCTCGCACCTATAAACAACACCTTCTACTTTATCTATAGCTCCATGACCACTTGTTTTTATTGCTAACTTCGCTAAATCTAATTGAAATGGTTGGCCTATATGAATTAGCCTAGGAATTATAAACCCTAGAGGAAGTACTCGTGTTACAAATTCATGATAATTAATTCTATTATGTTTTTTCATTATATCAAAAACAACAAAAGGCTCATGTTTTAAATTATACCTAGTGCCATGAGCTTGTATTAACCATTCGCCAGTTACACGTTCGTTTTCATTTAATAATTTATCAAATCTTTCTATATGACAATTAACCCATTTAGCAAATAATTTATGTTGTTTATAATTACTACTTTCAGCTAAATAACCAGCTCTTCCTAATGCAATTATTTTTCCTTCAATTTTTGCAACACTGCAATTACTTCCGTCTAATTTTTCTTGAACTATAATTAAATCTTTTTTATCCCTCGTTTTTTCTGTCATTATTTTCTGTTGTCCTGGTTCACAATGTTTATCAGAAGGAGTCATTCTACTACCTATAAAATGAGGAATATGACCGTACGCTTTATGTCCTAGTGGTTTTTTCATTCTTTATTAAATTCATAAAACAAACTATACCATTTAAAGGCCAGATCTGAATAAGATTCACGACCTTTTATATACATTTTCGATTTCCTGTCAATAGGAATCTTGAAAACCTGGTAATTTTTCTTCGATATCCCGACAAGCATATCCTTTTCAGCCCCTGAAATATCCATATACCAAGACCGTTGTCTCGGGTACCAAAAATGCCAGCAAGCAGCCTCGAATTGTTCTAATGTTGTTGCCGTTGTTGATTTTATATCGCAGCCCCATTTCAAAATGTCAGACCAAAGGTCATATTTGCATCTAACAGGAATATCGAATGAAAAATCGCCCCATTTTATATTAAAATTTTGATTTGAAAATATTTTCTGGCCAACAAATTGAGGAAGTAATGGTCCTAAAAATCTATCTTTTCTTGCAGATTCTAACATCTTGTAAGCAAGATCAAATTCTTCTCTCGTGTATTGCTCATCATCCGCTGTATAATTGAAATAATTAATTTTTTCAGGTTCCGTGATCATGAAGTCAATCAGCCGGCCGAAACGATACGCCTCGACCGGTTCTGACTGATCTTCAACGCAGGAAAAATATAACAAAAGCTCGGAAAGATCAGAATTACTTATCTCGTGCCTGGAAAAATAATCCATTTTTAAAATTGTAAATTATCACAATCATTCAATGAACCGCCATTTTCTTTCAAAAGAGCATGATGCTTTACATCAGATAATTTTGGATATTTATTTTCAAAATCTTTAACAATTTCTTTCGCTTCTTTGACTTGATTTCCTGTATAATAATCAGGATCATTAACTATCTTCTTTGCATCTGCATAATCTCTCAATTCTTTCCTAAGATTATGAGCATTATCAACTACTTTTTTAAGCTCAATATAAACTTCAGTTGTATCCATTCCTTCAGGAAAATCACATTCAACTGAAATTTTTTCGTTTTCATAATTACCTAGAGAGAAAACCCTAGAATAACCCATCTTTGTAATTTTAATTTCTTTCATGTTTTAAGATTTTACAATTGTTTTTACTGTTTCTTTATAAATTATATAAGGATTTTGAATTTTCTCACCTTCTTTCTTTGCCCAGTCCTCGCAGAATTTTTTCATAGAACTTAATTTCATCTTGTCGAGATTTTCAATAGATTCTGTTTTTCCTTTCTTCTCAAAGTAAAATGAAATTATGTTCATGTAACCAATAGCGTTTGTTATCGTTATTTCATAACTTTTTCTAACCTGGGCAGCCGGCTTTTCAATCCCGGAAAGTTTAGTCTCGTTATCAAAAAGAGAATTGGCAATAGCGGACTGTTTGTTCATTTCCATTTGTGCTTTTGCTTCATCGTCTCGCTTCTTTTTTTCATCTGCTAACCTTTTTTTTTCTTCCTCTTCACGTTTGACCCTCTCTTTTTCAAGCCGTTCTTTTTCTTCCGCGTTGGCTTTTTTAATCGCTTCAAGTTCGAGTTTTTTTGATGGTAACCTGTCTATAAGAATGTCCCTTGTTTTTATGATAGCTTCTTTGTATTCAAGGGCTAATTTAGCGAAATTGGCTTGTGAATAACGTGTTAATATAATGTTTATATCATCAGGTTTCATGTAGATATAAGACACGGAAGGCTTGTACTTGTTGAAATGTTCACTAGAATATTGAACATGTATTTCTTTAATGATTTTTTCAACAGTTTCAAAATCCGGTAAAGTCGCCTCGTTGAAAATTTTGTAAAGACTTTCCCTTGTTTCATCAATATAATCATACACGTGATTCGTTAATCCTTCCTCGATGATTGCCTGAACGGTAATCTTTTCCTTTTCAATCGCCAATTTTCTTTCCGCCTCTCTCTCGGCTTCCTGTTTTTTTCTTAATTCTTCAGCGGCATGATCATCCCTGTATTTTTGAATTTTAACATGAATCTCGCTTTTATCAGATATTTCATTTTCAATACTTGTAAATGCTTTAACTATTTGATTAGCAAGTTGGGTAACAGGTTTACGGTTCTCGTTAACGAGAGAATAAGTTTTACGAAGCTTAACAAGAAAATCATTGCATTCCTTGTCAAGTTCATTACTCATCCCGTTTTTTTCAATCTTATCTATAAGAATTTTTCCTGCATCTAATGCCCTTTGGCATCTTAATTGATTGTCGTTAAGGATTTCAGGTGCCTTAACAATTTGTTGTTTGAATTCGTCTAATTTAATGATTTGATTTTCCATAATTTATAATTAAAAAGTTTCCTCGTTATCAATTTGTTCAGATTCAGCATCAATTATTTCGCCATCATCGGTATACGGGGGAATATCAACCCCATAATCAATAGGCTTTTCTTCAATTTCCTGGGTCTGTAACTTCGTGAAAGATCCGGTACGGACCTTGGGGTAATTGTCAAAAGCATGCTTTGTTATTTTTGCCTCCAGAAAACCAGGATCAATTTGACCGTCATTTGAAGTATACAGCCTATTAGCTTGACCTTTAACACGTTTTTTCAACGTTGCATCATAATAACTATTAGCATTCTCGGAATAAGCCTTCAACCTAGGTATGTCTTCAGACAATATCCATGAATATTCAATTGATCCATCAATTTTTGTAATTCTTATAAACCCTCCTATAATTTTATTTGATTTTCGTGGCACGGCAGCTTCATAAATTACCCTCTTCCCTTTTTCATCATTAACAGGCTTGAAAACATCACCATCATAAGCTATGACAGGATTATCAGCATGCCGTATATGCCTTGCGTTTATGCGAATAAAAACTTCACCAGGGGGGCTTAATTCCATGTATAACCTTTTTTCATAATTAGGGTTTTCTTTCGTCCCTATGTTCACGCTACGGGGAATGAAATAAACAAGAGGCTTACGACCCTGGCTTATGTCAAGGCCATTCACGGCAATATCAAGAAAAACACCATAAATGCTTAATTTTGAACATTTTTGAAGTTCCGGTTTTTCCTGCAAAATTCTAAGATAATCAAATTTCATCTTATGATACATCATTTCACCTCTTGAATTACCGTGTACATTATTGTATTGCTGTATAAATTTTGATTGCACCCGTTCATCTTCAACGATTGCAATAGCTGACATTTTTTCAAGTTCTGAAACTACTAAGTTCGCTTGTGTATTTTTCATTGTTTTAATTATTGATTATTTATTTTAGTCAAATTATATTGACAATATTTATTGTTTATTGCATATGAATTATAATTAGATTTCCTTAAATCGGTGAAATCTGAATAGTCGCAATAATGTAATTTCTTTGTCATAATTATTTATATATTTTGATTTCTTCACCACAAATTTGACATTGATATAACTCGTGATCTTCGACAAAATCCCCTGGATGATCATAAGTCCTGTTTTCATAATGCCCGAGAGTATCAATTAATTTCATTTTTTGACCGCAACATTCCGTGTGCATGTTCAAAACCTGGTTTTCTGGTTTGAACAATATGGTTAATTCATCAAATAAGTTCATTATTAATGTTTTAATAATGAATTATTTGGCATTTTTTGATCTAATGCTTTCATCAAACCAGCAATCTCATTATATACTTTTTCGGCAATAATAATCTCTGCCTCAGTAATTTCCTCGGAATTCAACCGGTTGTAGAAAGTGTTTGGGGAATCTATACCGATTGCCTGCATAAACCGCCTGCGAAATTGGGTTCTAAACCTATTTTTAGGCAATTTATTATAGATGATTGCCAGTTTGTTTTTTGTATTATTCATAATTCAATATTAAATTTCAATATACAAATATAATATATATTCCATCAAAATGCAAATATTTGCCATAATTTAGAATGAAAATAAATAGACAATATTTTGTCAAATAATAGTACAAAATCTTGCACGGAATGACAATATTTTGTATCTTTATATCATAATTAATAACTAAAAACTCAGAAATTATGAAAACAACAGAATTAAAAAACAAAATTGACTACAGACACATTGCTAATCAATTTAATAGTTCTTATAAAGAAGCGAATTCAGAAGAAATACAACATGTAAAAAATAATTCAGAAATTCAAATAATTTCTTTTAAAGTAGAAAATTCAAATTTTAATTTTGTAATTATTTCATACAATGGAAGAGAATTTGCAGAAGTATATATGAATGATAAACTTGAAAAAAATCAAACTATTGCCGCAAATCAAAATATTGAATCATTCAAAAAAGCAGCTTTACAATATTCAAAATAAAAAATTATGAAAACAAATTTTAATGAAATAATAGAAAAAGGAGAAATACTAGCTCATACTTTTTCCACAACTACAGGAAATAATTATGATGTTGTACTTGTTAGATATAACAACGAAATTTATATCATAAATCATAAAACAGGAGAACGTGGAACCTGGGACGAATTGAATGAATTTTATGAATTTGACATAAATAATCAACCTTCTTACCGATTCAATAGAAAAGATTTACTTCAAATCAAAATATAAATTAAGCACTACTGATTATAGAATAAGAAATTCGGTAATTCCGAATCATTGTTAACTAAAATATAAAGTCATGAAAAAACATTTAAAAGTATCCAACCCAATTATTTTTGAATGCTGGTATATGGCAGCAATTGAAATTTTCAACAATAAATTCATAGAAATTGACATTTGTTTAACAGGTTTGTTAACAATTGAAGATTTTATGAGTGCTGAATTCAACAAGTATAATCCTGAAATTTATAAAATTAACTTAAATTAATTGATATGAAAACAGATATAATGTCATTAATTAATCCTTATAATACGTTTGATCCTTATATTCAAACAGTAGTACAAAATCCTGAATTTCATCCTAAAAAGACAAAATTGAAAGGATGGCAAAAGGAATGGAAGCAAAACTGTTTTAATAAACGAAGATTTAAAAACAAAAAGAAATGAAAACAAAAATCAGAAAATACGATTATTCAAAATGTTATCTTGTAGAAAAAAAATTATTAGATAATCAAATTTGTCTTTATCAGTGTGTGTGGAATGAAAATTGTTCAATAACACAAACAAAATGTAAAGCTATTATTAATTAATAATTAAAGCCATGAAACCACTATTGTTAATAACATGTTTATTTCTAAATTCATGCTCGATTTGGTGGGGGATTGATTCCCTCGCTGATAAGCTCGAATTTGAACGGGAGGTTATGTATAATACCAGGTATGTAATTGTTGATTCTATCAAAGAAAGAAAATATGATAATATGATTTATGTGAAAGGATATTCAACTGAATTTTATTATCATTTCCGGGATACTGCTACTTATAACGTGAATGATATAATTAAATTCACGGATGATATATATTCTAAATCAATTATGAAACGAATTAAAAATTAAACTTATGAACAATCTTAAGAAAATAATAAATTGGTATGCGCTTTCAAAACATTTAACTGGATCAAACGTGAATTCTTTCCGGTTTGATAAGCTTAAGTGCTCGAAAAAAAGAATTCAAATTCTCGATAATTTTTTCAGGCATGAAATTTCGGTTATGTGGGAAGAACTTAAGAAAGAATTAGAATCTTGATTATTTAGATTCCATATAAATAGACAATATTTTGTCAAATAATAGTACAAAATCTTGCACGGAATGACAATATTTTGTATCTTTATATCATAATTAATAACTAAAAACTCAGAAATTATGAAAACATTAGCTTTAATTATCACCGCAAATCAAAACGAAGTATCAAAAAAAGAAATTGAAAAAATTAGAAAAGTAATAAAAAAAGAATTTCCCGATTACAGATTAAAAGTAATTGCTAATTATGATAGAGAAGAATCAGAGAAATTAGCTTCAAAATGTGACCAACAAATTGTCTTTAATACGAAAGACATTAACTATAAAATTTGGGCTGAATATGTAGATTTTGTAAGTACATTAATGGTTGAAAATGAAACAATAGCATTAAATTAAAATGTTTTTATATGGCCGGGGGTTGAGACAGTCTCCCGGTTTTAGTAGTAGATAGAATTAGTATTAATTTAAAAACCATAGCCATGAAAACAACAAATATCAGATTTAAAGCGACAACGATAAAATTAAAAGAATTCATTGGAGATACTCAAAAAGAAATTGGATCTATATCTGGAGATATATATACTATATTGAATTATTTAGGATCAATAGGAATTAATGTAACAATGCAACAAATATATTACTACACAAAAAAGAAATCATGGATTTTTCGTGTTACTTATAAACAATTAAATAATGTTGTGTATGATTGGAAATATAATGAGATTGTCAAAAAATTAAAAGCATTACAATTTGATTTTCACATTAAATTAGAAAGAATAAAAAAATAACTATGCTAGTTCCTGCTACATCTGCAGGACACTAACCCCAACTGGTTTTGACCTTCGGGGTTTTGGCAGTAGAAAACAATAAAACTAGAAATCATGAAAAAAATAAAAATGAAAATGACATGTGTTGATGATAAGGGCAATGATATAGGCTCTTATACATTTGAAAATTTCAATTTTAAAAATTGGATAAACCAGCCATTTTTTTATAAATTTCATCATTATCAGACAATTTTAAAGGGAACAAGAAATGGCAAATCATTTATTACTTATATAAGTCATGGGTCTTTACCAATTGACTTTGGGAAAAAACGAGATTATCATTCAACAGTTTTCACGAGAATTTAAAAACAAATAAAAATTAAAATCTTGATTTTATAAATTTTTAAATATTAAAAACCAGGGCAAACAACCCTGGTTTTTTCATCTAACATAACAAAACTAAAACCATGAAAATCTATAATTTAATTATTATCTGTTATAAATTCTTTTCCGCATAATTTAAATCTTTCTCCCTTAGCGAATTGATGCTTATTATAACTTCCATCATGTGCCTTACTATATTTTGTTCTCGTTTTTGCCTGTAAAATATCATCAAATAAATATTTAATTATTTTGATAATATCCTTATTATTTAAAATACCATCATGCACTAATTGTGAAAAAACTTGCAATAAATCTGATTTTTCAAGTTCATTATTTCTTACAAGTTCAACTATTCTATTCCTTACCTTTTCTGAATTTGCCATTTATGAAAAATTTTTAATTGGTTATATACATACGTTATAAACAAATAAAATTATTCGCACGCTCGTTTAAAGTGATAGCGCAATAATTCTTTTCCGTCTATGTCTTTATCATCAACAACAGCAACTAATTCCCATCCCAATGCACCACGTTTATTAAGCCAGTCTGTTGGTATTAGTTCTTTGTATTCTATTTCGATAATGTATTCGTATTTTTTGGTCTCCATAATTTTATCAGTTTATAACAATGTATATAAAAAATAAAATTTACTACACTGGTAGCCATAAATCATGTTTCCACCTTGTAATAACAAATCTATTTCTTTTGTCTTCGTAAGTTTCAAAGTACCCGTTATTATAAATACATTCACTTACATATCCCTGTTCACCTTTAATCTTACTCATACACTTTTGCCCATTCTTGGGTTTATCAATATACAAGTGATTCCATTCTTGGTCTGGTAATAATGTTTTGTCTTTCATAATTCGTAAATTTTAAATTTCATATACCTGTCCGTTATAAGCCATGCAACTTCAATTGTTCATCAAGTTGGCAAGCTAAATCATATATCTTATTCATTTTTTGTCTCCACGCTTCATTTACTTCATCGCTCATTTCGTTTATTGCCCATTGCCAACTTTCACCATGTTGGTCATAATCGTAATCAGCCTCTTCTTTTACAGCATTAACCAAAGCACGGCTTATAACACCGTATATAGGCAAATTGCCGTTCTCTGTTGTTGTTTTGTCTGTATTCATAAGTCTGTATATTTTATCAAGTTTCTACTAAATTTCAAGGGCAATCAGCCCATATACGTAACCGTTAGCGGCAAGGCTACATCATACCTTTTCAGATACTTTATCTAGTAATTCAGAACGAGCCTTTACATCTGCCCGATGTTTAACCTCGCTTTCTATTTTTACAACATCATCAATATTGCCTTTTCCTTTCTTTTCAAGGATTAGTTCATAAACACTTACAAGTAAATCTAAGTGTTCGTTTTTAATTCCAAAACCTGCTATTCTAGCAGCAATTCTCATGTAATTGATTTTTTCTTCGTGTGTCATATTCTTTTATTTTGCCCGCCCTGCCGCTAACAAAGTGTAGCCACAATAGGCGGAAAATTATTACTAAATTGATAGGTCAGTGCATTAGCCTACTGATGGCTACACTCGACCGTTATAAACAAGCTTGCCTAAAATAATGACATCCATCACATTCTAAGCATGGCTCGGCTCTGTCGCAATCATCATATTTTGTTCTTGGACAAAGGCAAGCCAGTTTTATAACACGTTGTATATTGCAGTTTTTAGCTTGCTCTTGTTCAAGACATGTAAGGTCTGCAACTATTTCAGTCAGTACTTGTGCTGCTGTGTATTTATCAGAGTATTTAGCCCATGCTTTATATTTTTCAATTAAACTCATATCTATTTTATTTTAGTGTTTCAAATTCCGCTAAAAACCGTCAACATACAACCAACGTTAGGGTTAATACAAGTCCTCCGAAAAAAGGCAGTTTTTTAATTTAGCAGTCTGCCCCGCATCAAAAGCAATTTGCCCACCCTCTTTACGGTCAACAAATCTATCATCGCTTGTTAAGAACCCCTGCACAGCCTTCGCATTAAGTTCATTTAATCCTTCAATCTTTTTACCTCCGTTTAATTCAAATGCCGTTAAATAACAATTGTGATGCCTACGCCCACACACAACTAACCCACTATCTACATTTCTTGGTTGATGGCTGTATTTATTACCATCCTTAAACCAAATTGCTGCACAAATGATGTAAGATGTACTAACCCTAACATCAGATATACCCAATTTGGGGTTAGTGGGGTATTTGTTGTTCATAAAATCGTTGTCGCTTTCTCTCATAATTCAAAGTTTTTAGCTCGTAAACCCAAACTGGGCATATCAATACCGTTATAAACAAGAAATTATTCACTCGGTTTATTTCTCCAATACTTAGGTTTTAATGGTAGCATATCATCAGTCCAAAAGTATTGCCCATTAACATATATAGCCTCACGCTCAATTAAGCTATGGTAATTCGAAGAGACTAAAACTACTTGTTTTTCAGTAGGTGTTTTCTCTTTTACATTATTTTTATCCATAATTTCCAGATTTATAACAATATGTAAATGCCATTTTATCGTGCATCTATCAATTTATAATATCTATGCAAATATATGAAAAATATTTCACATGAAAAAATTTTCATATAAAAAACCCTGTCATAAAGACAGGGTTAAATACTAACTAAAACCTAAAACCATGAAAAAAATTAACCTGACTTCCAACCGAGATAATATTTTTGATTAAGCCATAAGTGCCAGAAATTTGTGTAACCCGGATGCTCAAACATACTACGTCCTGAATGATTTGAACACGTACTTGCTACTTCGTAACAATACATTAATTTTTCTGCACTTTTACCAAGCTTTCCAACCCACACCCCCGTGTAAGCAGCGATGACATGATATAAACCAAGAGACGGGACATCATATAATACATCATTTCTATCCAGGTTATGAGCGTAGTCCGAAATATGATTCTTTTCCCAATCCGAATATGGAACTTTAGGTACTAGCACGGCAAATTTTTTCTTTGTCCCGGGTAGGGCAACCTGGCTTATCGGCCTAACCTTAACCCCTTTTTCAATAGCGGAAGCAAGGCTAATCGGATTACCTATTTTATTATCCCCGTGAACAAAAATTTCAGCATGATTATAAATAATACCTGGCCATTCTTTATCCAATCCTTCTACATATTTTTTCGTGTAGCCAGCCCGTTTGGCATCATGCCACATTACCTTATGAATAGTTTTAGGAATTAATCCCCTCGGGTTATGTACCATCAAGATATTCCCTACCTGACAAAATTTTTCCGGTATTATCATTTTTTCTTTTTAAAAATTTTAATTTCTTTCAATGCTAAAAATACATCCCATGTTTCAATAAGTGCATCTGTAACTTCAGGGATTATTTGTCTAATTTCTTCGTCTGTCAATTTTTCCCCACCATCAGAAGTTTTTGACCTGAATTCCTTAATTTTTTCAATAGCTTCGGAACCTTCTTTCACAGCCTCAGTAATTTCCTTCTTAAGTTTTTCAATCAATGCAGAACTAATCCCTATAATTGCAGCGATAGTCCCGAGTAAAGTTAAAATCGTTGGTAAATCTAATTTCATTTTAATATCCTCCTGTTTAATTATTTAATAATCCTATTATATAATTCCAAGATAATTTTATTATTCCCCAAATAAATACAAACACTGCAAATCCACCATATAGCCTGTTTTTTTGCTTTTTGTCTTTTTCAATATATGATTCCACTTCATTAACCCGTTTTGCAAACCCTTTCAACCCTATTTTTTCAGAACCGGCTAAGGCAAGTTTGATTTCTTTCACGTCAGATTGAATAGAATCTGTCGTTTTTTCAATCTTGTTAATTCTATGTTCCCAATCACCGTTCATTATTTTGTCCAATATAATTTTTTTTCAACTCCTTTATAAAATATTTTTTTTTTCGTTCCTTTCCAATATGGATATCTTCTTTTTTTTTCAAATTCAAAAGCACCGATATCAGGAGTATCATCCATTCTTATTCCTGTAAAATCTCTTGTCTGCCCCCAATCATATCCTTGATCGATTGCATTTATTGCATTTTTTTTAAGCGTAAAATCATAATTTGAAGCATCAGTAAAAATAGTATCTGAATTCATTAATAAATTATTTGACCCTACATCATAATCTATATATTCAACAATGTTACCATATGCTACAACATTATAATTTGAACTACTTTCATATATCGAATCTAAATAAATCGTATTATTAAGGAAATATAAATTTCCGCCGTTGCCGTTAAACATTGCTATAGCTTTTGCAGGTGATTCAGAAATCCAATTATAATAAACCGAATCTCCAGAACTATACGTACTCGCACCATAACCGTTTCGTACCCTTATACCTCCGTCAACATTATCTCTTATGCTATTATATCTAATAACACAATCAATCGAGCCTTGTATATTTATACCCCATCGAGCGAAATAATTACCTCCTTGTCCATTTTCGTAGATATTATTATTTTCTACAAGTATATTAATAGCATCATATAATCCAATTCCTTGATCACGTTGACCAAATACAATATTACTTCTTATTATACAATCTTCCCAATAAGCCTCTGCATCCATATTAATTCCACCAAGTCCGTTATTATAAACAACGTTTTTTTCAACCAATATACTATCTCCTTGTAATTCAATACCAGATGCTACATTACTATGAGAATAACAATACATTACTGTGTCTAATGTTCCTATTGCACAAGAAATACCAGAATTATCATTATCATGAGAATAACAATTAATAACATCAACCGATCTATTTACCTTAAAACCATGTATATTAGTTCCATTATTACTGCTTTCGCAATTATAAAAACCGTAAGATAAATCTCTTACATCATCTTCATAATCTCCTCTTGTGTAAAACCCTGCATTATTTCCACACCCATGCGCTTTACATCCCCATACTTCTATACTATACGCATCGCTAGTTGCATCAATGTATACTCCTGAATATGGATCATTATTATAAAAATAAAAATCATATACTTCAACATATTGACAACCTGTTCCTGAAAATGAACCAAAATATACCCCACCAGCACTTGAGACTTCTGTAATGATAGGTATAGTACCGGTACTATATGCTCCTACTAATGTAGGACTGCTTGCTGTAGCTATTATTGCATTAAGTACAACATGAGATGATGTAGAAGTTCCTCTTTTTTGCATATAACAATAGCTCGGAGTAAAACTAACAATATCTGACCATGCATTATAAGGCTCACTTAATGTTCCTGATTCTGTCCCGGACCAATCTGGGTCTACAAATACACAACTATCTTCATCTTTTACTCTAATAAACCCGTAATAAATACCACAACTAGCCCCGTCATCACATACTTGTACTTTAATAGTATCATATCCCCAAGTCAAATAAGTATTATCAGCAACATATAACATACCTGTTGAGGCTGTTATTCCGTATGCGTTACTGGCAGAATCTAATGAAAAAGTAATATTGCCTATCGTGTCATATGAATAACAAGCATAAAATTTTCCTATGCTGTCATTATTACTAGCACCGTCAAATGTCAATAATTTTTGCCAGTTGTATGATATATCTGAACGATTATCGTTGAACTGCCCAAAACAAAATACAGGCACAAACAATAATATATAGATTAGTTTATTCATCACGCCCATTCCTTTTTATTTTGTCTTCTTTCTTATCATACCAGTATGTCTTACGTTCTTTTGTTTTATATCCATGTTTTAATTTTTCTTCAAGGATTTCAACACGTTCAAGCAAATCCTTATTTTGCTGTTCTAGTTTTTCAACATAACGCATTATTATTTCATCCCGTGAAGCAAGTTTTTGAATTGTTTTTCCCGGGCCAGTGCCTTTCAAAGTATATACTTTCTGTATTTTCCCGTTATTATCTTCATAGTAATATGCAAGTTCATTCCTATACCTGTCTTTCATGAATTCTTCTATCGTTTCCGGTATTTCCATCGTTAACCCGAATCCGGCATCAGATGTTGAATCATTTGTCAACGCGCCTGTTAACGAATCCCAAACAGCCCAGTTTGGTTGGTCAGTGCAGGAAATATAATGACCGTAAATTGTGTCATAAACTGTTATTGCTTGTGTTTCAAGTCGCAGTCCTTCACTTCCCCCTGCAATTAAACTTAATTGATCACTACCTGCATTTCCTATTCCTGTATTTGTGTCGTCTCTACGAGGGCATAAAGATGGAGATGTAGACGTTGTACCACCTAAAAGTAATACAGGTTCATCGTTATTCATTCCCCCAAAACCTGTACTTCGCATATCAAATATATCTGATCCATTATATCCAAATCTAAATGAATAATAATTTGGCTGATATATATTGAAATATTTTGGATTATTTTTAAATCTTAATTCATGAATAGTATCAAGTTCAAAATTTGTACCATCAAATTCAATTTTTACCCCCTCTATAGTACCGTCACCAGTCCAAATACCTAATTGATTATCAACAGGAGTCCCAACTTTATAAACATCTCCACCACCAGCATTATTTCTAACCCAGTCCCTGTCTGCCAATGTGTCCAAGTTACTTCTAAAATATGTTCCATCATATGTATATGATCCTCCCCTTGTAAATGTTATTCCTGAATTGTCAAATTGAATGTAATTATTATTTTTATCTTGAATCCCGACGAAAGAATTACTCAATTTAAAATTAATAACAGAAGAATCAAAAGCACCTCCCCAATCAGAGCGTAATTTTATTCCAAAATTTGTAGTTGGATCTTTTGTTATATATGTTTTATCCTCATATAAAAATAATGTGTCAAGAGAATAAGTAACAGATGAACTATCTATTTTGAAATCTTTGTACCAATTTCCATTAACAAAAATTGAATCGGCAATTATAGCCCCGTTTTCAAATTTATGAAAATTCAAATTAGAATGAAAATTGACCGTATCCGTATCAAAATAAATATCTAACGTGTCATTATCATACACGATTCTTAGAGGTTTACGAACTGTTACATATTGAGCGTTAGATATTAAATAAATAAAAAATAATAATAATGTAATAATTTTTTTCATGGCTTATAAAATTCAAAATAAATAGTTTGAGTTCCAGTCGCATCAATAGAATCTATATAAACTTCCGGTATTTTAAACCCGTACATTCCAGTTGCTACTGTATTTTTTCCAGTAAAATATGTTTCGTACACGGTATCCCCGTATTCTATATTCATCGCCTTTGCTGGCGTTATATAAAAAGGTAATGAATCGCTGGCCATTGGTGAAAAATGACCACCATTTAATCTGCCTCCAAAAGTCACCATTAATGAATCATCAGCACCGGTAACTATTCTTGCCCTCCAATGATAAGTTGATCTGTCACTACCACACGAATAGCATTGTAAAATAGTATCTTCACGCACGATTGTTGAAGCATTGAAAGATACAGATTGCCCGATAAGATTTATCGAGTAAAATAAAAACGAGATAATAAATAATTTTTTCATAATATTCAAGTTAAAATATATTCCAAAATATAAACCCAATTTCCTGCTTGTATATCGCCTCCAAATTCAATATCAATATTATTTGCATCTGTAATTTTCAATATTCCTGCCGTCATTTCCTCGTACCCGTCAGGATTATAAAGTGTTAATCGTATTAATGTCGTGTTTTTTGCATGATTTATTGTTAATGTTCCAGAAGAAAGATCGCTATTTTCAAATGTGTCAGTTAAAATGTTCCAATTCCCGGATTGTTTCAATAAATTTTGTTTCGTTATATTATATCCGCCATCCGCACCTGGTACACTCGTTGCAATCCTGTCATCATCGGCTAATTCAGTTTTCAAAGTCTGATTAAAAAGTTCTTTTAATGCCATTTTTCAAAATTTATACAGGAAAATGTATTTGTTCATTATCAAAAGTTCTGTCATTTCCTTTGATTGTTTTACGAATTCCATAAATCCGTGGCGTGAAAGGTTTTTTTGTTTTTGCATATGGCCATAATGGATAATCATTATAATTAAGATCAAGAAATTCCTTGATCAATTCCCATTCAGACATTGCAATTTGCCTGTTTTCTCCTTGTAATCTCTTTATCGTTCCCTCGCTTATCGGTTCTGAATATTGATTCGTTTTTCTCGTGAACCCGGAAAAAGTATCTTTTACGAAACTTTGCCCAATATATTTACTAAAATTCAAATAAGCGATAACATAACGGAGCCCTTTAAAAGTTATCGTTTGTCCTAAACGATTTTCATAAAAACCGCCATCAAGAAGTATTTCATTTTCTGTTGATTCAGGATTAGTTTGTAAATCCTGCAACATCGCTATACCTAGAATACTTCTTAATTCATTTTCCTCAACCTCGGAGGCTAATTGATCATAAATTCCCTGATTATTTTCAGAGATTTTTTTAATTGCCTGTTGTTGACTGTATGTTAGTAGAAGTGCCATCGTATAAATCTAATTTTTTTATTTCAAAATTAGCGTTTTTTAATGATACATTAGCACTATTAGAAAAAATTTCTGTGAATATTTCGGTTAACTGGTTCCTGTCATCTTGTGTCATTTGATTATAAAAATTCGTCGCTTGTTCTATCGCTTCGCCTGAAGTAGTGCCTAATTTGCTTTCCTCGTAATCAATAAGAATAGCAGGTATATCCGACATAGCCTTTCGTATATTATTTGCAAGCCCTTTTTCCCAATTTTCAAAAAGTCTAGGGTTAACATTTGCGTTAATTTTATCAATAGCAAATGCCCCCGTTTTTTTTATTTGATTCGTTTCAGGATCAATTTCATCCTCTAGTACTATGACACTATCGCCGTCAGGGCCCATAAAAGATTTTATTCCATCAACAAGATCATTTTTTTCAGTTTCATTTTCAGGTGTCTCAATCCTGAAAACTGTTTTATCAAACATCCCGTTTCTAATAGTCCGATTTTTAAACAATTGCACCTGATATTCGGTATCGCAATCCATATATACCTGGTCAAATGGTGAAAGCGGGTATATATATTGATTATCAAAAAAATGAAAATATATTTGTCCTTTGTATTTTTTTATATCCCCGCCAGCTTTTTTAATTTGTTCAGCGAATGCCTTTTCTTCCAGGTTGAAAACATTATAAAAAATTATCTTATTCATGTCAAATGAAATTCCTTTATCTTTCTGCCAGTTATCGTACATTGCTATTTTTGCTGTGTAACCAGTGTCATCCAATTTTTCAAACCTGCAATGTTTAAAAGGAACAACTTTAACTGAACCAATTTCACGATTTAAATTAAGATTGCAATGAAAATAAACCCCGTTGAAATATGATATTGAATTAGCCGCTTGGGAAAGTAATGATCGTAATGTTATTTTTTTTCCCCTGTTATCTTTCGCTATTATAATTTTATTTAGATTTTCATTAACAAATCCGTCACCCGTGAGAAATTTTGCATAAATCCTGGCAGCCGCTTTAGCAGTAACGGAATTATTGATAATTCTTTCGATGATTTCAGGGTAATCATTTTTTTCACCAAACGACATGATACCTTTTGAATCATCTTTTTGAATAGATTTATCAAGTTTTATACAAAGATTTTTATCAATATCATATTTTACAAGTCGCATTCACTAAAATGTTTCTTTCTCGGTTTCTATATTTTCATTAGGTTCCTGTTTTTCAGGATTAATTTTATTAGTTTTTGATTTTTTATTTTTCGTAGTTTTTGGCTTTTTTTCAATATCTTTTTTACCAGGAAGAGTAAAAAAATCTTTTTCTTTTAAATCACCTGTTGAAAGCAATTCAATTGCTTGTTCGTCGGTTAAAAGTTCATTATTATAATGCCGGCCACGGGACGGTATATATCTATTGCCTTTCCATGCCGGTTTACATGTTCTTGATTTCGCTTTTTTAAATAATTCAGCTTTTTTCATGCCATTAATTTTTAATTGATTATAATATTGTTCATGACATTTATTGCAAAGTCTCGGCTGAGCACCGTTTAAATATAACTTTGAATAAACGCTTAAAAGAGTTGCTACAAGAGTAGATGATTTTATCTCGTTAAAATCATGATTAAGAATCTCATTTACTGATTCAACTATATCCATCATGCAGTTTTTACGAAAATATCAACAGTACAAACATAATTTACAGCCCCGTTCGTGTATAAAACCCCTGAAATATTAGCGTTAGTCGAGATTATTTTTAAATTAGCGTAAGATGTTACCGTCAAACCTGTCGTGTCAATATCGGCATTCAATAATGATTGTATTGCCGTGTTAAGTGCCGTGATTATATTCGTAAATGTTGTTGAAGCAGTTGCATTTTCAACACCTGATTTTGCAATATTTATTTCACGGCTCTCATATTTTAGTTCATGATCCGTAAATTTGCTCACGGTAGGTCTCGTGTAACCGCTTGGGATTTCACTTACAAGTACTGCCGTTCCATTATGCGTGAGTGCCATATTTTTAAGTTAATAATGATTCGAGTAAGGCCCTTGTAGTCGCATAATCAGTATCGAGTAAAACGTAATGCGAATATGGCTCTTCTTTCCCTGCCCGTGAAGTCATTTCTATATTTCTTGCACCGTTTATGTCATTCCATCGGCGGGTATCGGTTGATTTCCAAAGCCCTTTTTTCAACCCGTAACCTACGAAAATACCTTCACCGGTATCATTTTTATCGTTAAGTTCAAGAAAAACGGCAATATCGTTAAGATCATCAATGTTCGTGATATCGGAAGCTAAAATTTCAAATCCCTGGAAAGAAAAGAAATGGGTGAATTTATCCGGCCTGTCTTCAGCGCTAACAATGTCATGGCCGGCATTTAACAAATCTTTCACGCCTGTAAGCTTATACATCGTTGCAGCCCCTACCATCGCAAGGCTTGTAAGAAGGTTTCCTTGCGAACCGTCATAAGTAGGGCTTAATTCTTTTCTGTTCCCGATCCATGCTTCGACTTCTAATCCACCGCCTAGCGACGTTGTACAATCCGAAGTTATAGCCTTTGCTATTCCAGTAATACAGCTCATGATTAATACTTTTTACGGTTTATAATTCCCACGATATCATCAATTGTAATTTTTGCCGTTGAACTCGTGGCTTGTAATAATATCTTGAGTTCAGGCCAATTAACGCCTCCTTGAGTAACCGTATTCGTTATTGTTTGCGCAGCAATTGTCTGTGTCAATTCCGGTATTCTAACAGAATCAGCGAAATATGGTTGCGTCACCGAATCCTGGGCAATAACGAAAGCTGGTATAGTAATCGTGTGTTGGGCTATCGTTTCTGAATTAGTATAATCAGTAGTATTACTGAAAATCATGATAGTGTCAACAGTTAAATCCCAATGCACGGAATCCAGAAACGTCCAGTCGTCATATAAATTAAACCTTCCATATAATGAAGTTGTTATATAGCCAGCAGTTGCAACCGTGTCGGCATCAATCTCGATAGTATAATTATAATAACCTGGTTCTTTTATAGTTATATATTTATACAATGCTGAATCAGCACGTAAAGTATCCCCGGTTTGCCCGTTATATTTAATTATCGACTCATCTGAATCAAGATAAATATGAGTTCCTTGAGAATAAGCGAAAATTACAACGCTTAAAAATATGAATGATAATAATAATTTTTTCATTTTAATACCCTCCTTAATAAGCTACTGAAATTGATTCTTCAAGTAATAATTTACAATCTTCCCTCCATGCCACGTCAGTATATATAGTTTTATCTTTCTTTTCATACCACGTGTCGAAAGTATTGAATGACTGAGTATCAGAAGTACCGACAGGGGCATTATTTATATCTTGTAAAATTGCCCTGTGGGGTAAATGATAAGTATCCCCAAGATCATGATATTTCTTGATTAACCTGTCCCAATCCTTTCGGACGATAATAGGATATCCGCGAAATGTTTCTTTTGTCATCCCGTCTTGCATGAGTTCAGGGCGATAAGCCCCTGATTTATTTTCAATGTACCTGACCCAGTTATCCCATAATGTTTTAGTGATTTGATAAATATTATTTCCTGATTGAGCTTCAGGGGGTAGGTTTTCATCAAGCGCGGCCATTATTTCGTATGCTGCATTATCGGCTAATGCCATTTGAGCCGCCTTACTTGCTTCATTATTTTCTGATATCGTGTAACGATAAATTAACTGGCTCCCGGCGTCATCATCAAATATTTGTTTCCAAAGTCCGTCTAACATTGAAAATAAACCCGCAGTCGTACCTGCTGTTAATATTCCACCAGACCCGACGACGGCAGCGTCGGTATCCCCGAATTCTGCAATCCTGATAATAGCCCTTGCAACTGCCTCGGCTATTTTATCAAGAACATATTGTTTAAGAGGATCGCTAATTTGTTCCCAACGTTTTGAGGCCTTTTGTGCTTCCATCCAAAATTTCATTTTTGACGGAAGATCGTCCACGCACATCGGGATACGTGAACTCATAAGCTTAGGCGCCCATTGTTTTTCGGATACAGGGAAAGCATCTGAAACCGTGTTTGATCCGCAACTACCTGGATGTATCAATCCTATATCCTCAAATTGTCCCAAGATGGGAATATATTGATCCATCATGATACCGGTTTGTATACCGTGTATTCGCCTGAGTTCAGGTGAATAGTAAGGATTGACTTTTATAAGATCACTATCCTGTGTTGCTTCCTTAGTGTTAAGGGTAAGATTCGATAAATTGTCAAAAATATCAGCCATCGGATTAATTTTTTAATTTAAACATTTTTCAAATTCTTCTTTTGTCATCAAGACTTTTTTATCATTAGTTTTAGGGGGATGATTTAGAGGCGGATTACCTTCAGAAAATTGGTTTTTGAAAGAATTAAATTCTTTTGTAAGTTTATCGAAATCAGTTTTCACGGCCTGTAAAGAATTCTCGTAATTTTGATTCTTAGCTTGTGCCTCGGCAAGTTCTGATTTAAGCCTCTCGTTTTCTTCCTTGAGTTGTTGCATCTCTTCTGATTCAGAAGTTTTAGGGATAATTTCCGTGAGTTTTCCACTTTCAAATTTATATACCTCACCTGATTGTTTCGTGTAATCACCATTTGCCGGACTTCCGTCCACGGTTGCTGTCATGCCAACAGTAATTTGATCCTCTGTTTCCACCTGGTCGCCAAAATCAATTTCCGTCCCGTTAACATCTTGTATAACCAAGTTTTTAACAGGATTAAGGAGATTGAAAACTTTCTGAAGCAATGACTGTATGCCATTTAACTTTTCAGTTTGTTCCTTGTCTAATTTTTTTGGAGTACTCATTTTTGCTACTTGTTTTATAGTGTTAATAATTTCAGTTACAAAGCCAAAATCCTGAGCTTCTTTCGCGGTGAAAAATGTTTCTTCATGCATGTAAGAAAGAAGCTCATCTGTAGATAGATTAGTGTGTTTAGCGTAAAATTCAGCAAGTTTGTTTTCATCTTTAGATAACGTTTCCGATAACTTTTTAAAATCTTCTGAATCACCAATACTGAATGCCCACGGGTTATGTATCATGAATTCGGAATGTTCAGTCATCATTCTGCGTGAACCGGATAGGGCAATAACAGTTGCTATGCTAGCACATAATCCCTCTATAATCGTGACAATTTCCTTCCCTGAATTTGCAAGTGCATCATGTATCGCGAACCCTTCCCATAAATCCCCCCCTGGTGAGTGAACATGAATGATAAGCCTGTTAGCTTCTTTATTGTTATTTATTTGATTTACAACATCTTTCAAATTAATACCCCCGTAATTTCCAGGTTCTTTATCTTGCCAGGGTATAATTTCACCATAAACAAAAATATGGCCTTCAACGATTGAAGCGTTTTCGGCTTTCTCGAATAATATATAATTTACGTCATGATCTTTACACCATTTTTTCGCCTCGCTATCCGTGAATTTTTGCACGTCAAACCTATATGCCTGAGTTTCTGTTTTATCTTCACCATGTAATTTTCCGATAATTATATCTACACCAGTATCAATATTTTTTCGCCTAAAACTATCCTGGTCAAAATCTTTCGGATCACGGACACGTGCAGAATGTTCATTTGAATATGGCATTGTTTAATAAAATTTATATTCAAAATTATATACATAAAAATATTTTTCCTAATTTTGAATTGAAATTGGGTTTCAAAGTGATATCATAATGACATACAAAAAAAACTCGGTAAAAAAAGCTATATCAGTTAGATTGACTGATAGTTTAAGGGAAAGAATTGATAAAAAAGCGAATGATGAAAATAGATCGAGAAATAATCTTATCGAGTATGCCTTGAAATTTTATTTGAAAGTTACGGGGAAAGAATAATTATAATGCAGCTATTTTATTTTGTTTAGATTTTATCATTTGATTTGCCGTAACATCATCAGTTACAAGTATTTTTTGATATTCTTGTTGAGCTTGTTTGATAGTTTGTTTTGTAGTTTGACGGCTTACTATCCCTTGTCCGATCTGTGGGTTTACATTTGCAACTGCAGAAGTTGCCCCACCACCTGTTGACGCAGAAATAGAAGCCCCTCCTTTTCCTCCTGAATCACCCGGAAGACCTGATTTTACAGCAAGTATTTTTTTCACGTTTGCTATACCGGAAGCCACGGCGGCGGCGGCGGCGGCAATGCCAAGCGGGACACTAAGAGGACCGGCTATCGGAGGCGAAACGAATGATTGAAAAGCTCCTTGTGCAGATGCATAAGTACTTATTGTCGTGTTAGCTATTGCCGCTAATTTTCCGAGTGCAGTCTGTTCGCCAAGTAATGAAGCCACGTTGGAGGCAAAACCGGAAGCAAGTAATAACCTAGCCTCTTCCTCGGCTTTTTTAATTTCTGTTTTAGCTTTCTCGTATTTCTCATAAATTATTTTCGTATCGGCGCCTATTTTTTCAGCCGCTTCAATTTCTTGCTGTCTTTTCAATTCAAGTCCTTGCCGTTCTAATTCTAATGTTTTGAAAATTTGACCTTCAGCTAATTCGAGTTGATTTTCATAATCTGCTTGAATACGTTCTAATTCACGATCTCTTTCAAGATCAGCATATTCGTCTTTTAATTGAGCTAATTTTAAATTATAATCATTTTCAAGAATTAATTTACCCTTAAGCTGTTCATCCAAAATAGCCTTTTCACGATTAAAAATTTCTTTTAAATCCTCTAATTTATATTTGTTGTTTTGTTTGTATAATTCTAATTCTGTCTCTAATTGTTTAACTGACTCACCGGCAGCTTCTCTTTGCACTTCTAATCTTTTTGTAATAGCTTCTTTGCGCTGTGAAGTTATCGAAGCTTCTAAATTATAAATATCTGCAAGTAATTGAGATTCTTCGTCTAAATCTTCTTTAGTAGAGGCCGACAAACTATTTTGAGCTTTTTTAATATTATATTTTTGTCTTAAAATATTTAAGTTATTTTCTTTAATACGATCATATATTTTATTTTCTTCATCAAGTAAATTAATCCTTTCTTGTGCAGTAAGTTTATCTTTTTTTTCTATTTCTCCTTTTAATTTTTCAAGATCACGTCTACTTTTAGCTTCTTCAACTCTATTTTTTCTTATCTGCCTGTCAAGTGCTGCTTGTTGGTCAGCTAAACGTTTTGCTATATCTATTTCTTTTTGCTGTTCTGATATAAATCCCTGCAATGCTGTTTTAGCCTTATTAAAGGCATCTTTAATTCCATTGCCTAAATTTTCAGCACCTTCTTTAACTCGATCTTGTCCATCTTGTATTTTTTTATTAAACTCATCTATTTTTGCCTGTGCTTTATTAATTTTTTCGCTGTTATCAACAAATATTCCTTTTAATTTTTGCCACGCAAGCCCTATATTAGCAAATGCTTTTTGAAGAAATCCGACAAATATTTCAATCGATCCACCTATAACATTACCAAATGTATCTTTAAAAAATTCACCTATGCCTTTTATAAAATTTTTAAAATCCTGCCAAGCTTGCTTAGGATTTTCAACAGCTTTAAATAAAGCCTCCCCCACTTTCCCGATTACATCTAATACATTATTAAGAACAACTTGAAATACTTTTATTGCTTTATTAAAACTGTCCTGCCCTTCCTCGCTTCTTTTAAAATACGCCGTCAAAGATGCAATAGCTGCAATTATTAATCCAATTGGCCCTAGTGCAATTTTTAACACTGTGCCAAATGTTTTCGCAGCACTTGTTGCGGCATTTATAGCGACACCCGATGAACCTAAGGAACTCGTGTAATTTCCTATATTTAGTGTGTTTTGTTTTCGCTTATCGGAATTTTTACTAATTGTTTCAGTATTTTTATTTATTTGTTTATTTATTTCTTCATTTCTTTTTTTACCTTCTTTTGTTTCCAGGTTTAATGATCTTTGTTCATTTCTTAATTTTGCATTTGCCGCTTCCAGCTTAGGAATTGTTCCAAGTGTAATGTTATTTGCCTGTGTAACTTTTGCTATTAGATTTTCCTGTGTTCTTAATTCTGATTGATTAGCTTTTAATTCAGCAGAATATTTGATAAAAGCAGAACTGTTTTCCTGATTGGATTTTTTTAATGTATCCAGCCTTTCTTTTAATTTTGTAATTTCTTCTTTTAATTTTACGGCATCTTTTAATGCTTTATCGGTATCAATATCGAATGATATTAAATTTACTTTATCAGGCATGTCAATAATAATAATTTCCTACACCATCAGTCCAAATGTTATCTATCCCGTCAACCCAATAATCAACATAAGGGGTAAACGGCGTTTCATCGCTCACTTTAACTAACTCAAGCGTGGTCGGTTCATTTGATTTTTCAGGATTATAACCGGATATTTTGTTAAGAAAAAAACACCCATTCAATTCCCTGAAATAATATTTTTTGAAAAATTCGAGATTATGAATATCAAATAATGATAACCATTTTTTTACCTCATAATATATAGGATTTGTTAATATTTTCTCTATAAATGTGTATTCGGAATCTAGAGAATAAAGAACCGGTATGGTTGGATATCCGTAAGCATAATATAATGTTTGTCCGGCAGATGTATATTTGAAATATATATTAACAAAATCAATAAGCCCGGTATCATCAGGCAAGAAAAAATGAAATGATTTGAAAGATTCTTGTATGGTAAGATTAGGAATTAAACTCCCGTCATTAAGTTGAAACAGATTATTTATATAAGCATCAATTTCAAATAAATCATCTTTTGAATCAAGATTAACATTATTACATTCAATGATCTTTTGATTTATCGTTTTATCACCATCTGGATAAATTTCTTTAAAGCGTATATAATTTTCACGGTTATAACCATCAACATAAGGCTTGAATTTTTTTTGTCCTGTTGATAATCCAGTCCAGTTTATAATTTCCCCGTTATTTTCAAGTGAATCAAAACGCCTTAATTTTATATCCGTATCATTATCATTTATCGTGTTTTGATCAATGATTATATTAAGATGTTGAAAAAAAGCATTTACGAAATCATATAACGTTTTATCAGGTTTATCGTTAATTATATCAAGAGGATAATATTTCGTTGTCGGTAATATCCCGAAATAAAATCCCGTTGCAGGCGCGGCAGGTGAAGCCGGAAAAATTTCCACGTCCCTTAAAAGAGTGAATTTTTTTGACACGATTTCATCATCCCAAATATTGCCTAAAAAACTACCTCCAGACGTATAGAAATTTACATCATATTTATATTCAAGAAATTCAAATATATGTTTTATACCTGTTCCAAAATGTCCAGTTTTTGCGAATATTGCAGAATCCCTGGCCGTTATATAGATAGTAGGATAAGTAACACCTATAGTTTCATAATTAGTTCCAGGGTTATCCGGGTCTTCTTGGTTATACATGTTTCCAAAAAACATGCATATAAATAAATAATGATCATTGTCAATATTACAATAATAATTAATAAATTGCTGCCATGTTCCTGAAAATGGAGAACTATACGTTTCAAGTCCTTTAGTTGAATGAAGCCAGCTAACATATTCCCCCACGAAATCAGGCCAGGATAAAAGTTTCATTTCATCCCATATCGTTTTTTTCTCGAATATAAATAATGAAATTCTTTCATCATCATATTCATCGAATTTAATCCTTGAATTTTTTATGAGATGAATATTATCAATCCAGTAATCGCATGTCATCTCAGAATAAACTGCCGTGGATGTGAATTGAGAATTTCCGGCATATCCAAATATTTTCATGTTTTTTGCCGTGGCCGGTATCGTAAAAGAATTAGACGTGTTAGTTTTTCTTTTACTTGGTTCCTTAATATCATAAGCCTGAAAATTAATCCCGATTGCCGTTTTTTCATCAAGATCAACATCGAATGTTCCTATCGTCGTTGTTATTCTTAATAATCTCATAATAAAGAAAGCGTGAAATGTTCAGGTAAAATAACATCAATTATAACCTCGCTGAAATTATCTTTCTTAGCATGTACTAAACCTTCCGTGTTTTCAATAGTTACTAAAACCCAATCTTTCGCTAAATCTGATACACTTCCTATATATAAAAAAACTTGCGGAGAAGAATATATATAAGAAAGTTTTTCTAATTCTTCTGATGAAACATCATCAGCCGTTAACGTGTATCTTCGCTCGTTTTTATAACCTATATTTTTTGTATTACTTTGCGTATCAAGAATATCAGTAATAAATTTATTTGTTTTTCCTATCAATTCAGGATTATCTGATATCTCATAAAACCTGTTAAAAAGATAAAACCTGTATTGTCCATTTTCATCGAGATATTTAACGAGAATATCATCACTACAAGTCGGTTTCACTATTACGTCTTTCGTTGCTTCCGGTGAAGAATCAATCAATAATGTAAATGTAGTATCTTCTGTCAAATCATCAACTTTCAATCTATAATAACCTGGTGCGCTTGCAACAAGGTTAAGTGTTGCTGTGTCAATATCGCAATCAATATCATTCAAATCTGTTAAATAAAGTCCGAACATGAGATATCTAGTACCAAGAGGTAATGATGAATTATAGGAAACGTGTATTTTTTTTTCAACCCATGCACCACTAGTATCTTCTAATGTCACGCTAGTCCAAGTAGTTCCCCCACCATCTCGTTTATACCCAATTAGAAAAGAGTTAATTTCAGCATTACATCTATATCGGATTGTCAGGTAATAATTATCAATTCCTGGCGTTATTTCATGACTTTCATTATATAGATAGAAATATTTTCCAGGCGCATCATGTAAAACGAAAGTGGCAATCCCTGGTGAAGATTCATACATTCGCCATGTTGAACTATAAGCATTATTAGTGACAACAGTCCATCCCATAGGATAACTTTCAGGATCAACCCCAGCCCATGAACCAAATGTTTCTTCGAATATTTCCGTATCGGATCCTAAATCATAAGTATTTGTCCCGTCCGTTATTTCTGCCGTAACATCTTCATAAGGATTATAAAAATAAATATAAACAGGTTTATTTTGCCCAGTGATATAAGTATCACTATCATTATCATAAATATTCGTCAATGCCGGTGTTTGTCCAAATTGTCTTGCAGCATGAAAAGCAACTATTTGTATATCTTCATATATAGTTTCACCTTCATCTCTGAACCTCAAGATAAAATCAAAAATATTATTAATAACACGTTCAATAGTCCCCGCGGTTTGCACGAAATCATCATATTCTGTCATGTAACCTCGCAACACGGATTCTTTCCCGGTACTTGCAATAAATAAAAATTCCCTGACTGTAGAACTTAAATCCTTGTAAAATATACATCTGAAAGTTGCTAAAACTTCCTCTGTCAAATCCATTATATCAACAAATAATTCAGGTAAATCTCCAGAATATTCAACATCAATTATGAAAGTTATAGGAGAATGAACGGCAAGTAAATTGCAATTTCCGACTATATTGTCATGTACTGTATCAATACTACTTATTGCCATTTTTCATTCTTTTTTGATAATTTTTCATTTTTTTTCGACATGAATAACACGTGTTTCTAAATGGCTCAAATTCAGATATATCTTTTATAATATTACATTTATTACATTTATTTTTTATCATTTTTTTATCAATAAATATTCCGTTTTCTTTTGCATACCTATAACGATCTCCTATTCTTTCTTTATTACATCCTTTTCTAATTTTTGATTTTGATAATAATATACCACTTTCTTTCGTAGTCGTTAATTTTAAATTATTTAAACAATTATTTGCCTCACATTTATCAATATGAACAACTTCACGTAATTTATCATTATATGATAAATGTCTATTAAAAGAAAAATAAACAATTTTACTTATTAAATAAGGCCTATTTCTATTGTTTCTTGATAAAGAAACCCTATATCTACCACCCTTATCTTTATAAGGTTTTAGTATTTTTTCATTAATATACATAAATCCATTTTGTTTATGCTTTATAACTCTTTTTACAGATTTTACTTTGCCTAAATTAGAAACTTCATAATATCCTTTAAATTGATGAACTGCTGTCCATATTTCTTTATCCATAATTATTTAATTGTTTAATTACATCACTTTTTAAGTTAGTTACTATAATATTTGAAATCGAATTACTTAATTTTTCAATTCTTTCATTCGTTATCACGTCAGATATCAAATTACCCGGATTATAATGGTTAGGAACTTTAATACCTTCACGAGCTATCTTATAAGCAACTGCAAAAGGATTTATTGATATCCCTTTTCTATTTACCCAATCTTTTATAAACGTGTTTCCGGCCCATCCTACCCATGCCTTTATTGATCCTTTATCTTGATTTATATTAGGCTTTCTTCCTGTTTCCATTATGCCAGTATAAGGAGCACCTAACATTTCAACCCGATAACCTGTATTGATTTCCGTTATTCTATCTTCTAACTGGGTAGCCCAATTCCCGGATGCTTTATGCCCCCTGGTTAAATATTCTTTTTCTAAATCGCCTTTAGCCTCATTTAACCATGTCTGTATATTTTCTTTTATTGTCATTGTACAAAAGTTATTGAAGCTGCAATAAAATCAATATTAGTATCAAACTTATTTAAATCCATTCTGAATTGACAGTTAGTAACTTGTAATTTATTATCACATGCAAATGCAGCTATATGTGTAACGAGCAATGTCATTAAGTCTTTTAAACGTCTTTGATATTTCTGATAAAATGTTTCATCCAAATCTGATCCGGTATCTACTTCATCGAATTTTCTCCCTAATGCCAATACTCCGATATAAGTTATGCTGCCAACAGCAAATCCACTGGAGAAATTAACCGAAGCGTCAAAATCAGCGCTTAAAACCAATTGTCCATCATCGTAAGTATTTTGGGAAGCCTCGTAATTTTGGTAAGCATTTTCGCCTGAAAGGTAATGCATATCGTTATCTGAAGCGTAAGAAGAGAGAGAACCAATAAGATCAAAATTATCCATTGATAAGTTTTTTATCAAAGATATAAAAATTATTTTTTTCTTGATTTATTTTTGTCAATTCAATTTCATAATCATTCAATCTTTTTTGAGTAACTAATTCCGTGAATGCTTCTAGGTAAGGCATATTTTTAACTTCATTAATAGTGAGATTAATCGATTGAGCTATGTTTCTAAATTGCAAATAAACACCAAGTTTTGATAATCTATCAATTCCAGCCTTTTTTTCTTCATACGTTGCCTTATGTGCCAAGGCAATATTTTCAATTTCTATTATTCTATCGATTTCTGAAATAACATATTTCCATTGCTGACAAATTTTATCTAATTTTTCTAATAATAATTTTTTACCTGTTAATTTTTCAAGATATTCAATCACTTGGTAAAAATTCATCCCGATCGACATGTCTTGCTGTAAATCTTTGATCATTCCAAATGTTTGTTTTTCGCTCATGTCTTTCAATTGAAAATGATCAACGGGAGTATTTAGAACTATCGAGTATTTCATGAAAAAATTATATTCTGATTGTTTTTCAAAATCGAGTTCAAGATATTCCTTGATAGTTATTATCTTTAATTCCATTTTAAAGTAATCTATGTCCTTTTCTAGTAAGGCCAGGTTTAATAATCATTCTTGAATAATATCTGAATGAATCAATAAGATCGTCTAATTCGTCCATTGGAATTTCTCCTTTTTTATCAAGCCATAACCAGTTATTTAATTCCCTTGCCAAATTATGACTATCAGGATCAACTATAATTTCATATTCCCACAACATTTTAATATCATCAATAATTTCTCCTTTTTTAACCGGTATTATATTTAATTTTCCTTTTGATTTTAAATCTTGAATAGTCCTCGGAGCTGATGAATCTGCAACGACTAATTTATCACCTATATTTTTTGATTGAATTAAATTTAATAATTGTTCTGTTGATAAACCCGTTTTATAAATTTCTTCCTTGACATAAATCTTTTTTTCTTTCCTGTCAACGGCTACCTTAGTCGTAGCATCAGGATGTTTGCTACCGAAATCAAGGCCATATCCGTAAGGCAATGAATCATTAAATTTACCGTAACGCCAGTTCGTTAATATAGCATCCTCCAGAAAACCTAATTCACCTTCACCATATACTTTCCACCAGTTTTCAAAACCAGGCTTATCTTTTTTCATCAGGATGTTTTGGAGCTCACCTTCAGGCAAATAAGGATTATCAAGATAAGTTGATTTGATTAATTCATAATCAAAATTAGGAATGATTTTATCATGGAACCAAAATTCACGTGATGGGTTAAAATCAATAAATTTACATTCATGTGTTCGAGAAAGCAAATGATCTGCTATTTCCCATTTTATTTTTCTGTTTGCCTCGTTGATATATAAAATATCCCGTCTTGGCCCATGTGCTTTCGCTTCATTTCCTTCTATCCCGAAAAATTCTATCTTGCTATTATTAATCGAATAAATATGATCTGTTTTATTTTTAACCTTATCAATATTAATTCCTTCTTGTATCAATATATTATCAAAATCACGCATTGCACCTGTTTTTAAATGAGGAAGGGCATAAGAAACTATAGTTATCGTGCGTGGTTTTTTTTTATGTTTAGCAATAAGATAAAGCAATTGAAGTATTGAAATTGTTTTACTGGAGCCTTCGCCTCCCTGGTTTACGATTAACGATTTTTTATTGTTATAAGCTGTTATATTTCTAGAAAATACATTAGTCGTTTTCATTAAGTTTTTTAATTTCCTTGACTGTTTGTTGATCTTGAACAATTATGGTAGTCCCTTTTATTTCCTGACCTCCTGATTTTAAATCAAGATGAGATTCATCCTTTTCACCAAGTTGTTTCATTCTCCAGATTGCAGGGGCATCCCTATATTCACCTTTTAATGAATTTTTATTCACACGGCGTATTATATTACTTGCAATATCTTCTTTTATAATTTGCAAAACTTCATGATTTTCAGCAAGATAATAAAAAGTACGGGAAGGAATACCGGTTATAAAAATCGCATCTTGAATGCATAAACATTTATCATCTTCTTCGGAAAATTTAAGAGCATCTTCAAAACGAGGTAAAGCATTTTCTAAATTCCATTCTTGGGCGTATCTATTTCCTTTTTGTGCAGGCATAATTTTTTTATCAAAGTTATTGATTATTTTTTAATTTCAACAATTCCCCTATAGATTTAATTTTTTCATCTTTTTTATTTGCTTTCAAAACACCAGGATATTTTGTTTCAACTTTATCTTTCTTGTAAACGTGTGATTGTTCATTTTCTTCAGGTTTTTCGGAGTTCATTTGCTCTAGAATCTTAGGAATTTTTTCACGTAATGTTGCTATTGATTTAATATTTTTAGCCCAAAACTGAGCATTTTTTGTTTTTCGTTTATCTAACCAAATATAAATTTTTCTTAATTCCTCTTCTGTAACTTCATTTTTTTGAAGCATTATTCTGACTTGATTTTCCCATTCTTGTGCATTTGCTGTGTCGAGAATTGTTGTTTTCGAGTTCGCCTCTAAAGTAATTTTTCTGAATAATTCCCAGAAAGAAAAAGAAATTTTTAAAAAAGGTCGGTCGTCCGGTATTTTTGTTTTTAAAAAACCGGACAATACCTCCTTTCCTTTTCCTTTTCCTTTTCCTTTTCCTTTTCCTTGTCTTCCAACTTGTTTCCTAGATGTTTCCAAAGTGTTTCCATTGGAAACATCATGGCTATCAATGCTGATTTCATCAGTGTTTGCAGGCGACATTTTTTCAGGGTCTGGAAATCTTGATTTACTAGTAGATTCAGTGCCGGTTATCCGTTGATGATCGGAAAATTTGTTTATTTTGCCATAAAACTTGTCATTTAGAAACAACTTGGAAACAAAATGGCTATCCAAAATGATTCCAAGAGTTTTACTGAAATCAAAATCTATAAATGGCAAGATATCAAGGTGTAATTGTTTCGGGCTCCAGATAAACACACCATTTTTATCAGCCTGTGTCCATAAGCCTGCAAAAACGAGCATTATATATTGCCCAGGGTATTTAACTTCTAGTTCCTGTAATTCTTCATGCCTGAAAAAGTCCGGTTTTATAGTCCTTATTCGTGCCATGTTTTATTTAATAAAAATTCATTATACATTGATTAAAATTTTCAGGTAACCAATATGGGGGTTTCCATGCGCAATATTTAATCTCTACTTTTGTAAATTTTGTAAAATCAACATCAAATAAAAAAGTTGGTATTGGGCGAAATGCGCCATTAAAATTATAATCTGATTTTTCAATGTTAAAAAACGAAATTTCACCGTAACCCTGAGAGCGTTTTTTACCAAGAAAATAAATCCATTTTCTAACAAGCCTGTCAACTTCCGGCATTGATTCAGATTTGAAATAAAACCAAACCTTGTCAATTGCAACAACCCGTAATGGCATGTCGTAACTTTTAAATTCACCTGCATTGATTCTTACTTTTCGGATTTGCTTACCAAAATCGGCAATTTTATCATGCTTATTTGCCCAACGTTTTCGCCATCGTTGCGTGTGTTCAATAGCCATCTCTTCATCCCAAAACATCCTTGAAGCCATAAAATAGCCTTTTTCATGCAATGAAATTGGCATTTCTGAAAAATCAAGCATTTCTTCTTTTGTAATGTTCAATTTCTGAGCAAAGCCTTGTCCTTTTAACTTTTCACGGGCAAAAGCATAACTTAATATTCCGTCTAAAGTTGGAATATCAATAAACGAAATCGGGGTTATTAATTTGAAAGTGATTTTATAAGTCTGCATCGTTTTATTTTTAAAGCGTTTGTACTTCTATTTGTTAATAGTTCGCCTGTTTTGTTTGGGTAGTAAATAGCAACTATACATTCAAAAGGATTCCAGTTTTGTTTGTCGCTTAAACCTAATTCAACAGCCTTGTTTGAAATTGCCTTTTCTGAATGTTCAGGCATAAATTTTCTCATTTTAGCATAAGTCATCCTGCCATAATTCAATTTTAAATATACTATTTGACTATATTTCCATTTTATTCCTTTAGGCATAACTTTTGGCAATTGGATATTTTTGAATAAATTTATTATAATCATCCGGGAAACATTGTTTCAATATAGCTATTTGACCATATTGAATTGCTCTATCATTTGCAAATGGTCCTATGCGCTGATTTTTATAATCAATATCATTTTTTGCCATTATTTCATAAGCTTTATTATAATCCCTGTTAGTTGAAAAAATATAAGCCCAGACATCAATAAGTTTCCACCAACCAATAGGATTAATAATGTTATATTGGTATTTCTTAGAAAAATAAGCAAGCCCATAATTTGCTAATTGTTTTTTTCTATATGAATTTTCATCCGCTCTCAATCCAAGAAAAATTGTGTCAAACTCTTCTAAATTGTCAATTTTACCAATATTTGTTTTAAACCAATCAGTATGTTTTGCTTGATTTTTTTTGATATTAATATCCCCTATTTTATCAATATATAATTCGGTTTCTATTAATATAAATTCATCATCCCAATAAAACGATTCGATATCAGGCGCTATATCTTTGACAAGATGATAAACAACAGTACTATCTTTTCCGCCTGAAAAAGCAATAGCGGGATTGTTTATTTGTTCTAAAACAGACAAACATAAATCTGACGCATTCTTTATTTTATCTTGAAATTTCATAGAATTAGAATGCACCAGACATGCTTGTTTCCATTGTTCCCAATTAAGCATTAAAATACTCTTTAATTTCTTCGCTTTTTCCAGATATATATTCCAAATATTTTAAATCCGCATTTTCAGGAATATCCATTACTATTTCAATCATTCCCGAATCACGGGCAGAATTACCACCAATGAAATTATTTTTTTCCCAAAGTTTCATCATTCGCCAAAATGCTGAAAGCATAAGTTCATCTTCTGTGGTTAAAACAAAAGAAGAATCGAAGACAGAGCCGGTAATGAAATTCTCGTATTGATAAATCATCTGGCTTTTTTCTTCCATGTTATTAACAATCTCAATTTCTTTTTCAGTTTTTGAACTGTCTAAACGAGTGCCAAAATTCTGTTCGATCAATTGCCAGAAACTTAAATCACCAGTCCCATTTTCTTTACAACGTAAACGGGCACCGGTTACTTTCATTTCACCTTCAATTGTCATGTTGCCAATAGCTGAACCCAAGAGACCGATAGCCGGGCACATTTCTATATATTTTTCTCTCTTTGCAATATCCTCAAATCCGGTTGAATCCGTTATATTTCCACCAGTGAAAAGTTGATGGTACATGTCTTTGTTTAATTTAGTAATATTAATTTTTTTACAAAAATCATGCATGATTAATCTTCGCAGATACCCGCGGATTGAATTTCCCCCAAAATAAGGCACGTTTTCAAAGTTTTTCACAAATTCAATTTCTTCAACAAGCGGCTCGGTTTCTTGTTGCCAAATATTCATTTGAGAATCAATTTTTTTACTTTCATTTGAACGATACCAGGAAACATACTCGCGTAAAAGGATCATCAAATATTGATGTTCTTCTCGTATCGTTTCTAAAAATTCAACATCAGAAAATTTGTCGAGAGTTTCACGGACAAGTTGCGAACTTCCATCAGCAAGTACAGCGATTCCGCAACTTTCAAGTAACTTGTTAAGGAATTGCTTTTTGTTTTCAGTCGATAAAGCGGCTTTTACCTTGTTTGCGTAAGCCTCGTAAAAACCGTAATTATCAGCTTTCAAGTTTTTGTCAATGTTTGTGTAAACCGGATAAATCAAGTTCATTAGTGATTTAGTGCGTTCAATCTTATTGCTGAACACACTTTTAAATTTGACAGGATTTGTCAAAAGTCTTTTTTCACGGCGCAAAGTCCGTAATGTGCCGTTGTTTTCATCTCCACCAGTAAAAAGCGGCGTTAATGCTTTAAATGAATAATTTACTTTCATATTTTTTTGTTTAAACAGTAAATAATTAAATTAAATAATGAAGTTCCACGGAACTTATCAAGTTTCTGAAATTCTTTAAAATATTTTTGCAGCCCGTAAGCTTCAATTTGCTTATGATTTGGAATTGATAAACCTTTGATTTGCTCCTTTGTAAAATAAGTAGGAAGTGCCGTTGTTTCTTTTTTTTCAGGCAAAACAGTGTACCATTTTTGAACAATCTCAATTATTTTAATTGCTTTATTTTTATCAAAATTAACCACTCCCAAATCAGTAACAACCTGATAATTTTCAGTGTCAAAATTGATAGGTGCTTTGTAGGCGATATGTTTCTTATTGCTAAAAGTAATCCCGATTTGAAAAGGCTTATTTGGAATATCAAGAAGCAATTCAAGGATGTTTTTACGCTTCAATAATTCAAGTTTTAATTCATCTGCATAAAAAGAATAATTGCGCAAAGAATTAAACCCTTTTTCGCTTTTTATTACTTCCTCGATAAGAAGTGCAATGTCAATACTCGCATAATCAGAATTAAATTTAATCAATTCATGATCCGTGAATGTTTTTTTTATTAAATCCTTCATCAAAATGCCTTCAATAATTTTTTCTCCAGTAAAAGCACAAATAGAATCAACCTGATGCACTTTAAGTTTCAGGTTACTTCTGTCTAAATGTTTTGAAATTAAGTTCATAAATTGTAAATTTTATTTAAAAATTTAGATATTTTTTTTCCTTCTCGATGTGATAATCCTAATGATTCAGTTTTACCATCCTGTTTTTTAATCTCGAAAATAAGCTCTTCAGGAGTGTTTTTAATCGTGAAAGATAATCCTTTTCCCATGATTTTACCCGTTTGGAAATTTAAGTTTATAAAGCCATTCGGCTATTATTACAGTATCGTTCTTTTCATCGAATTTAACATGTCGTTTAGGGAACCATTCCAGATCGCCTTCGCAATCTAAAAATAATGCTTTATCAGTTTCATTAATCTTCCTGGCATTAATTTTTATGCCAGGCTGGCCGTTAATTTCAATTCCATAATTCAAAGTCATAACCGTTGATTTTTGACCATTCCTTTCTTTCAATCGGGTTCAAGTTAGAAATTATCTTCAAACGATAAGAAGGCGTGAAAATTTCATCTAACGATCTTATTTCATCTATTTTCTTATCGAGAAGTAATTTTTTAATTTTAGTTATGTCTTGTTTTAGTGTTATCATTTATAGAGTTTTAAACCGGGGCCGAAACCCCCGGCGTTTTTCATTATTCAATTTGTCAAAATTTAACCCATTTGGCGAATTAAAGTTACCCGTAATCTGTCTGCCATATTTTGAAGTTAAAAACTTGTTGCATTTGATTATACATATTGTTAGCGGTAATGCTAATCAACATTATATCCGCTTGCAATCTTTAATGCCTTTTCTAAAACATAACTAGCTTTTTTAATACCTATGCCAGGTTCAAATGTAGATTCACGTATGTAGCTTAATGCTTTTCTGTATCTCTCAGAAGCATTACCGCTAACATCTGTTATAGCAAATAATTTTACTATCTCATGTGCTATATTTTCATAATCATCTTCTAAAATAGAATTAAAGAAATATCCATTATCTTTCTCCCATCTTTTTAGTATTTTTACTATTTTATTTTCAATATCCATGCCATTTAAATTTACAATTTTTTTGGTGTTTTCAATGATGATTTTCATGTCAAAAATTTAAAAGTTTAACAATCACAATTCCTATAATTACTACTATAAAAAGTATAAATACTATTAATACGTTTCGGCAGCCTTCATTGTTTTCCATGATGAAAATTATTAATTGGTTATATACATTCGTTAGCATTGCTTAGTAGGTACTTTTATTTTAAGTTTTTGGAATAAGCCAATAATAAAAATTATTTAGGTATTACACTTATATCAAAGTCTCTGAATAGTATTGTTTCAATACCCACCTTAAACGTATTGCATATATCAATTAAGTGCATAATATCAGGGTAATTCAATCCTTGTTCATATCTGCTAATCATGCCATGTTTTAGCCCTATTTGTCGCCCCAATTTAGCTTGTGACATTCCAAAAGCATTTCGGAGCTTCTTAATGTTTGCAGCTACTTTTAAATCATAGTTGTAAGGGGCTGGCTTATAGTTATATCCAGGTGGGTATTTTGTATTATCAATTAAAGTTTTCATAAAATTTTTATTATTACGTTAATATTTCAAATCAATATTTTGCGTTAAGATAGCAAAGACATCTTACGCTTGCCGTTAGTAACAACACTACGTCAGTACATTTCATATTTTTAACATTATTCCTCGCCCCCTAAACTTTCGTCAAAAATTTCAGGGATTAAATGTTTGAACTCTTGAATAGTGTCAAATTTGTATGCATACATTAATGAATCCAGTTGAATTTGCCGGATTTCAAGCAATGTTTGAAGTGAATCATACTTGAACCTTGAACGCTCTAATTCTTCGTTCTCGATTATTTCAATAATTTCAACATATTTTTTAAGAAGTTCTTCCTTGATATCAACGATCAAGTTATAAGGACGTGAAAGAAATACTATTCTTCGACCTTGGTAAACATTCCTCTCGATAGAAATTATCACGAGAACTAATAACATGCAAATTATAATGTTTTTCATAACTACTCAGTTAATATTTATATTAATTTCAAATTAAAATAGGTTCAGAACAAAAAGGACATTCTCTCAATTTGAGACACATGTTTCTATGAAATGACCAATTTTTTGACATTTCTATATCGGAATCAGTCATTTTAACATAATTATTGTTATCAATTATTCCAGTAATATCATAAAATTTTCCTTGATATTTTATAACTACATGATCTTTTTCAGAATTTATATATGCTTCTGATTCTGTATAAAGTTTTTTTATCAATAAGTAAAACTGATAACATCCACCGTTTTTGAAAATTATCTCAATATATTTATCAGTTTGTTTTAAAGCATTTATAAAGTCAAGTATTTTCATCATTCAATTGTTTTGTAAAATCAATTATTTCATACATCATTTCATCATCCATCCAATTACTATAATCCTGAAAATACCCGTATTTTTTTTTGAATTCATTCAATAATACCCTTCCTATTTTTGTATTGAATTGATTTTCTATTACATAATATTGATCATGCAATTTCCATTTTCTTTTTTTCTTAAAATGTACTGTCTTATATTTTAACTTTAATTTCACAATTGAATATATTTTGAAAATTTAATTCTAAAAACTAAAACATTTTTATCCCAATCCTGAATTCTTTCAACTACTAAATATTCAATCTTAAGAATCAATCTACAGGCTGATTTAGGCATGTATATTGAAGATTTCCATTTGAATATTTTTTCTTCTCCATATGAGGAATAAAATTTTTCATTGTCAGATTTATAATAATATTTGTGATCATATCTTTGCGTATGATCAACCGTGAAAAATTCTTCTCTCCAAGTTTCACGAACCCATAAATAATTTCCTGGTTTTCCGTATTTACAATTATTTTTTGTTTCTTTTAAATCTTCTCTTAATTCTTTATTAATATTAAAATCCCAATATATATTTTTAGGATTTATAATTATCATGGTTTCAGTCTTTCGATCTTCCCGTATAGCTCTAACCATATCCGGTTTAAACAAAATAGGTTTTGCCTTCAAGTCATTTATTGTTTGTTCTATGTTCATATCGGATATTGTTGAATGTTTTTACCAAGTATGTCTTTTTTATCAAAAAATGGAACATTAGCACTTTTACATTGTTCGTATAATGATTCTATCCATTCTTTTTTACAAGGTCTTTTCAATGGACCTGTTTCAGGTCCTGCAATTATCCAATTAAGTTTATTAGCAGTATCAAAATCTGATGGTTTATTTATATCAAATTTCCAACCAGTTAAATATTCATATCTTATTGAATTATCAACATACGTTAATTGTATGTCATTTAATAACGGTTCACAACTTACAAATCTAACTTTAGCAGGAATTTGTAATAAAATAGGAATTCTTTTATCTGCCATTTCTTGGTTTTCTGCTGTTACACCAATCCAAACATTTTCTAATGGCCACATATTTATTATTTCATCATAAAAATATAATTCTTGTTCTAATGGTCTTATATATTTATCATGAAATTGATTGCAATAACTATGTAATGATTCTTTAAACCTTTTTGATTCAAATACAGCCAAAGCATTATCAGGACGTTTTGTTAATATTTGAAATATATGTTGTGGATTTAAAAACATAATAGCAAATACTTGTGCTATTTGATCTGTTTTTACAAATTCATGAAAAAGATCATTCCATATTGCATAAGAAGCAGGTTTTTTTCGTTTTAATGGCCGTTCCAATCTTTCTTTATGAAAAACTATTCCTGTTTCTTTTCTAAATCTTTTTTCCATTGCCATTGACCAGCAATTTTTACAAGCAGGAGAAACAGGAGTACAACCTTCTACTAATTTCCATCCAAAGTCCCACCATTGGCCTTTATTTGTTTTATCGAACATTATTTTTAGATTTAATTATTTTTTCGTGACACCAGTCAAATAATTCATCATCCTCTATTTTTACATATTTTCCTTTAATACATTTTTCTTTCTTGTATA